CGATTGCAGTGGCCCGGCCTAAATCGACAAACAGATGCTTCAGCATTTTGATTCGAAGCTGCCCCTGCTGGGTGGTAATTCCCTTAGTGTCGATAGCTATGTCGTAATCAGGTAAATAAAAATCCACTGTGTACGTTATGGCTCTGATTGTTTCGCCGTTATATCTGAATGATTCCTGTAATGTGTATTTTTTTTGAAACAGGAATTCGATACCGAGCATGGTCAATAGATTGTACATGTAGCATTCGAGGCGGCTATCAAACTTAACCCCGTCTTGCTCGATTGCTTTAGCGTTACGCACCTTTCGATTGCCGAACGATACATTATTGGTTGTAGGCTTATCGTCTCGTAAAATCGCCTGAAATTCGGCGGCGGTCATTGTGTCTGTTCCTTTACTCATTTTATGCTATTGTTAAAACTTGGTTATTTTCTTTTTTTTGATTTCCTCTGCGAAATCCTGCCGGATTTCCCCAGAGGGGGAAATATACGACAAGATACCAGTAGTATACGGGCATTATATAGTTACCGTCAGGAACGTTTTTCGTACCCATTTATACCCATCTGTACGCATCTTTATTTCTAATATCATGGTAAACAGTGTATTACCATTATTTTTTTATTTACGGATTCCATCATCCGTTAACAGAGTGTGGTTTATCCTCAACAATTCCCTAAATTCCTTTTCCTCGGCACTCTGTATAAATGCGATCTGTTTTTTCATTGCATCCCATTCTTTGGTTACGAACTCGCGGATATTCCTATATTCCCAAGCTTTTAACGACCCGTTTTTATGATGTTCTTTGGCCTGTTCCAGTACCGCGTCAGCACCTTTATCCATGATATCAAGGCAAAGTGTCCGACGGGCGCGTCCTGTTCCTTTGGGCGTGATTATATCTTGTTGAAATCGGATCGTTCGCCAGTCCCTAAAAAATGACTCCATCATTTTGTTGAGGTTATCCGGCTGGAAAAAATCCACTGCTAAACATTTATCTAACCGGCGGTAGGCAATTTCAATCCGCAAAATATTTCCATCCGGGATATACTTGCGTTTCCTATCCCTCAACTCAAAAACCTTATCATACGCCTTAAAGTATTTCCGGGTGTGGGTGTGGAATACCGTTGTTTTTACACGCTCATCTTTATATCGAGGATTCACGTACAACGGTTTCTCATTACCCACAGTGCCGATGCTTTTCATTTTATCCAAAAAGGTTCTGCAATTTTTCGATAAGTTCAAGTTTATACCTATCTCATAGTTGTAAACTCTCAAATCGTCAGCGGGTATAATCTTTTCCGCGATCAAATGTTTAAATGCTTTTCCGGCATTTATCATCGTAAACAGATCGTGATTACTCCGAGTCCCGGTACTCGTTTCATTGAAATACTTATGTAGACTGCACTCGACTTTTAACTTTTGGTTGGTTTCGATCCTGATAAATACGCCCTTTTGCTGGGCCAGGTTCTTAGTGTTTAAATTGTCGTAAAACACTACCCCGTCTTTTGAGTTCGTTTGCAGACCGTTCCACGATACTACCGTAGCAACTTCATCGTCAGACAAGCCCGACTTTATAAGCGTAATAAGGTCGATCATTATAGTTTGCCCTCGTCAATTAACTTCTGTATTGCGGAACGCTTTACGTATACCTTGCTGTTGCGTCCTTTGTCTAAACGTACCTGATCGAAAAGCCCCATATCAATATATCGCTGGTATGTAGTCCGGCCAATTTTCAGTATCTTGCAAACCTCGGCAGGGGTTAACAGTTCTTTATACGAGGCATCCACCAACTCGGTAACCTTATCGCGTATTTCGGTCAACAGGCTTTTTATCTCTAGGTATTCCCTCGGTGTCATATTTTCCAATCTTTGCAGACTTGCTACCCGTGTTTCAGGCGTAGCTATTAATTCTTTGTTATAAACCAGCCTTCATGCAGTAGCTGTAATAATTGCAGTCCGCATAAAAGTTCGAAGAAACGGCTTCTATATCCTCATTGTACTGCAATCTGTTTTTGTCGAAGTCATTATTCGTATGACTTATCTTCAACCAGAAATGCCTGGCGGCGATAATCTTCGTCTGCAAGAGTTATCATGGCAACATTTCGTTTAAATAATCGATAACTTCCTGACGACCTTCTGCGCTCAGGTCAGATGATATGGACAGTTTTGCAAGCGCCATCCGGGGCGTATTCAGATCCGGATCGCTACTTTTGTCCGATACTTTGAAATCTTCGTTCATGGTCGTGTGTTTTTTACGGTTAAAAAGAACTACAAACAATGCCATCAGTCCGATGCCGATCAGGTTCACCCAGATGTCGCGCGACTCGTTCGCCGCGAACAATATGGCTGTAATGAATAGTACCGCTTTCATCATTTTTCCGCTTTAGCTTTTGTGATTACTATCGCTAATATCCTGGCGACTTATTCGTGATGCTCGAACCAACTGGCTCGGTTACTCGTAGCTGCTACCAGCTCGATTTCCTCGCGCTTAATCCGGCATTTACTGGTACCGGTTCCGTCTTTTATTACGGTTATCAATTTTTCGGCGGCCCAGCGATCCACGGTCTTGCGACCGTACATTCTGTAAGCCTGATTGAGTGACAAATATGGTGTCAGTGACTTGCTGTTAAGCAGTGCTTTATTAACGGCCACCTCTATAATCGCTTGCAGTTGCTTTAATTGCAAAATGTCAATAGATTTATCCATAATTGCAAGTGTTAGGAAATACGTGTTATTGATAGTAGTTTGCTAGCCGGATCGGTGTGCACTGGATATCTTCGGCTACGATCATATACTTTGGCCAGCGATATCTAATGAGATCACAGGCCATGCCGATAGCTTCCTCGCGAGAAGTCGCAAGGAAAGGATAAGAGCAATGAAGGTTCGCTACGCAAAGATCACCTCGCTTCGCATAGATAGTTACCTGGTAGTAGCGCTTGATTGGTTTTACGGCAGATTTTGCCGCCTTTGCGGGTGCAGTTCGGGTACTATTATTCCCCGCTGACTGCAAGTTTTCGTTCTTTGGCATTGTCTGAAAAACTTGAGTAGTATGTATATAACAAGAGGCAGGGCCCCCTATTCTCGCCAAAGAACGCAAGACTTCCGAAGAAGAATTGTCAGACAGGGACCCCGCCTTATTAGCGGTGTTAAATATGTGTCGCTTAGATTCAGAAACCTTAGCGTTCTTTGGCAAAGGCAAACGTACAAAATCATTTTGACTTTGCAAACTTTTCATCCGAATATTTTCACAACCGTCCATCATTATTTTTAGGATTTTCTTACGAGAAGTCGCAAGGACAGGATTAATGGACTATTTGGTTCTTACTACAGTGATCTGATCGGGGGTAACCTCAACCCGAAACCATCTGCCTGTATCGCATTTTATCGAGCTGGCCGTATTCCGTACCACCGTTGGTTTATAATCGTCGTTGCGTGGGAAAACGAACTTTGCCCCAACCGTTTCCAGCGATCTGATCGCGCCCCGGATGTTGATTCTCTCGTTAATTTCCATATATTTGTGTATGTGTATGTGTTTACAGATGCAAATATCGATAAATATTTATCGATATACAAACAAAAGTAATAAATAATTATCGATGATTAAGAAAAGGGTAATGTATCTTCTTGAATACAAGAAGATTCCTAAAGAGAATTTTTTTAAAGAAGTAGGAATTTCTTCTGCTAATTTCCGTGGCGAACAGGCAAAAAGACCATTAAACTCAAAAGCAATCGAAAGTATTGTATCGAAATTCCCTGATTTAAATTGTGAGTGGTTAATAACTGGCAAAGGTGAAATGTTAAAACCTTCCAACGATAACTTAGGCCACGAATTCCATTCTAATGTGATAAATGCCAAAAAAAATTATTTAGCTCGATATACCGACGAGGAACTCGATCAGATTTTACAAGATCAGTACCGTGCACATCTACTACGAATGTATGAACAGGGCGAAGCGTACCCAGAGATCGTGGTAAAAAAAATGATGGCGGAAAAAGACATTCAGATAAAAGAATTGCAGCGTGAAGTATGGGAACTTCAAAAAAAGTTGAAACAAACTACCGACAATGATACGATGGTAGCGAAGGATGGGCAGGCAGAATAAAACTCCGGATATTGACATGTCCGGAGTTTTTACCCTTAACTCATTCGGTTTTTTCTATACAAAATAAATTTTCTTAAAAAATCGCGGTCAGCCTTTTTTTTGCCCTTATCCAGGTTGTACTGAATCCGTTCCGCGATTTCAGGATCTAATTTCACCGGAGATTGTAATGGGTTCTCCGGAGGATCGTCGCAATAAACAATCCCCCAATCGTCGTTAGCATCATACATAGCGAAGTTTTTAGGTCATACACTAAGCAACAAAAAAGGCCATCCCCTGCGCGTGTTCTGGCGGAACCTCGCTAATCTAAGATTAGGCGATGCAGGAGGATGGCCTCATTTAAAGCATTAAACGACACCGCAATATACAAAATATTGCTCCTAAATCTTAAATCAGCAAAGTGTCCGCCAGAACACAATAATAAAAATACAATAAAAAATAGCATAAAAGGATTATAAAAGTTCCTTTTTTATTCCTTTTCTAATAAAATCCTTTAACCGGAATCAGAACCATATATATATATCACTTTATATGTTTGTAAAAATTCTTTATATTTGGATCTAGTTATTAATATCTAAGATTTAAAATCTAACTATTATGGACGGACTATTAATGTTTCTTTCGATCATTATGGTCGTGTGCGGTGTGAATCGCTCAACTCGGAATATCCCAGTTTTGAAGTGTGTTTTTCCGATATGTTCGGAATGTATAGGGTACTGATGCTGCTAACAGAGAAATGAAAAACTAATCTATAACAAAATCGACAGTAGTAAATCCAACTCGATAATGAAACCGCTATTTCTTAACAGAAAGGTGATAATCGCAACCATTATTGCAAATGCGATTATTATTTTTATCGGATTATTCCCAGCAAGTCCTTCTTGGGTATCTCATGCCGATAGCATATTTACACTTTTTTTCCTAATAGAGTTGATTTTTAAATTAAACGAGTCTGGATTCCGTAAATTTATGTCAGACGGATGGAATAGGTTTGATTTTATTGTTATCTTAACATCAAGCATAGCATTGTTACAATACACCGGCATCCCCGTAGTCAAGTCATTGGGTTTTATTTCAATTTTCCGAATTTTCCGAATTTTCAAATTGTTTTTACTATTCCAATTCGTGCCCAATATATCGGGAATTGTAAATGGTTCAATTCGGGCCATCAAAGCATCTACCGTTGTCGGAATTGCTTTTTCCCTCATACTATTCATCATATCAAATCTCTCGTGTGCAATATATAAAAATATTTCACCGGAATACTTTGCAACACCATTGGAGTCTATGTATTCAATATTCAGATTATTCTCGATAGAAGGTTGGTATGAGATTCCTGATTCTATTGCGGCCAATGTAGGGACTATGGCGGCATTCTGCACCAAAATATATTTTATATTTTTATTGTTTAGCGGCGGTATTTTAGGGCTATCGTTGATTAACTCGATTTTCGTAGATACAATGGTATCAGATAATAACATTGATTTGGAGCAAAAAATTGCTGACTTAACCAAAGATGTATCCGAACTAACAAAACTTATAAAAAACCAACAACATGGACTTCAAAGACCAAATTAAACAATTGAGCGAGCGCGTGGTCAAGCTCAAGGAGAACATCCAGACAGAAGAAGCCACTAAAACAGCTTTCATTATGCCGATGATCCAGGTGCTCGGCTATGACGTATTCGATCCGACCGAAGTAGTCCCTGAATTTACCTGCGATTTAGGTATCAAAAAGGGTGAAAAGATCGACTATGCAATTCACAAAGACGGTCAGCCTATAGTACTAATTGAATGTAAGCACTGGAAGGAGGATTTGAACACGCATAATGGACAGCTTTTCCGCTATTTCCACGTTTCGAACGCTCGTTTCGGTATTCTGACCAACGGCATCGTCTACCGCTTCTACACCGATCTGGTCGAGAAGAACAAAATGGACGAAAAACCGTTCTTCGAGTTCAACATGGAGAAATACCGCGAATCGCAGGTAGAAAAACTGCGGGAGTTTCACAAGAGTTATTTCGACATCGAAACGATCCTCAACACAGCAAGCGAACTAAAATATACGAACGAAATACGCAATGCTATCGTCAAGGAGGTGAATGAGCCGAATGACGAGTTTGTAAAATATTTCGCACGTCCGGTTTATCCGGGACGCTTCAGCGATCCGATTCTCGAACAATTCCGAGCCATTGTCAAGCAGGCTTTTGCCCAATATGCGAATGATTATATGAACGAACGCCTCAAATCGGCTATCGGTGCCGACACGGTAGTCGAGGCTCGTGCTGAGCTAAAATCCGAATCCGCTCCGGCCCCTCTTCCCGAAGAGCCGACATGCGAATGCGAGAATAAGATCGTCACCACTGAAGATGAAATACAGGGTTTCTACATCGTTCGATCGATCCTGTACGGAGAAATCGACGACATTTCCCGCGTAGTACACCGTGACACTC